GGTGAAATGTTAGACTGTGGTCGTGTTGTACAAATTCTGAAATATACGAATACGATAATCGCCACAATAACCAAAGCATATGATTTGAATAACAAATTTGATAAAGAAATATTCGAAGCTCAATTACTACAAGGTAATAAATATTTGGAATATACAAAAGAAATATTAGGTCGTGGTAGACAATTATCATTACGTGAAGGTAAATGGATTGGTAGCACTCCTCCTTTTGGTTATGCTCGTAAGCCACTCGATAGAGGATTCATGTTAATTAAAGACCAGAATGAAGCACCAATCGTTGAAGCTCTGTTCTCAGCTTTTGTTGATGATGGTTTATCTACTCTGGAGACAGCGAATTATTTGAACAAGCACGAATTAAAACCTCGTATAGCTGAACTATGGAATGACGAAATGGTCCGACATATTTTAAAGAATGAAGTTTATTACGGCGATCTCGCTTGGGGTAAAAGACCAGTAGTAAAGAAACTTATAAACGGAGAGTTACACAAGTTTAGACCAAGCCCAGAAGAATATATGTTAGTTCGAGGTAGACAAGAAGGTATTATCAGTAAAGAGAAATGGGATATGGCACAGGAGAGACTGCGGAAAAATAAGCCTGACAAAACTGGCTGGAATCGAGAACTAAAGAATCCTTTGGCTGGTTTGGTGTTCTGTAAGAAATGCGGTTACTCACTCGTTCGGGTACAGAATCGTAGAAAGAAAGAAATTAAACGGGTACGAAAATATAAAGTTAATAAAGTGGCTATCAACCAATTAATTCGAGAAGCTAGAGCTAAGAAGGGTGTTACCAGTCAACAGATAGCAGATTTTCTCGGAGTATCTCGTAGTAAGATAAATGATTGGTTTAGACCTGATCCTGAGAAGCTACATTACACGGATTTATTCAGCGAAAAATGGTTCGAGTTAAAATTCTTCCTAGATATCGAGACTGATGAATTCGATAAGCAATTACTAACATATGAGGAGAAACCACCTGGAGCAGATACGTTCATGTGTAGTAACCAAAACTGCGATATGGTGTCTTGCGTGCTTCCGAAATTAGAGAAAGAAGTATTAAGGCAGCTAAAAGAAGAATTAAAAGATTTTAAATATTATGTAGATAACTATGAAGAGGAAATTATTAAAGAAAGAGACGATACGCACAAAACCATTTTGAAATTAGAGAAGAAATTGACTGGATTAAAAACTGAACGGAAGAATTTATTACGTACTCGAAATCGTGAAGAAATATCATACGATGATTATATCGAGTTGAAGAACGACATCGAAAAAGAAATTGATTCGATTGAACGTAAACTGGCCAAATTCGAAAATACCGAAGAGGAAGAAAAGTTAATTAGATATAAAAAAGCAATCCCCAAATTGGAAGACTGCTTAAATGAATACGACAATATGAGTATACCACAAAAGAATGAGTCATTGAAATCAATCATAAACAGAATCATATATTCGAAGACAACTAAGCTCACAAGACGTAAAACAGACAAAGATGACATGGAAATCGTGATGCATCTGAAAATATAACAACCCTGAGAAACCTTGCTACGGCGGGGTTTTTCTTATGTTGGAGAAACGACTTTATGAACAGAGTGCGTACAGAGAAGCCCTCGGTTGTTTAAGGTCAAAAGTCCAACAGTAAATATAATCGGAGAAATGACTTTATCATCAGGGTGCTCACTCGACAGCACACGGTTGTTTAAGGTAAAAAGTCCAGTGGGTTGGGGGAGAAAAAGAAAAGGACTCGTTATGAGCCCAGTTCTATTGTTTTTAGCGTTTGAAAAATATCTCGTAATAATCGTAATCCCAAACCCAACAATATAATCTAATCAACAAGAATATCGGTGTTAATACTACTCGAATAATCGGTTTTATAACGCATACCAGTTTTGTTGAAAATCTGAATCTTTCGTCTTTGTTATTGAGTTTTACGAAATCAGTTTGTATCATTCCAAATCACCTCCTCATAAAACGAAGTGTTTATTTAGCGAAAAAAGAAAAGCCCTTGTTCAGGACTTCTCATATTCCTCTAGCGCTTTGTTCATACCTTTCAAAAATGCTCGATGTACTAGCCCATTAACCTCTTCCATTTCATCACGAGAAGCTCCACCACCCACCATTTTGACTAATGCGTTGTATAATGCTTTCACATACGCCTCGCCTAAAATTTCGAGTAATTCCGCCTCTTCTTTTGGAAGCTCAGTTTGTTGTGGGAATTCATACACTTTACACATAGCAATCATCCTTTCGCTATTTGTCTTCATAAGAGGACGTGTAAGAGGCGCGAAATAGCTCATCCGTACAATTCGTCTGTTCTCGTTTCATTCAAGCAGAAAAATAAAAGAAGCCCCATTAGTGAGACTCCTTTCTTCCTTCAAAAATATCGATTTGTTCGGTAAACATAGCCGATAATTCTTTACTGCTAATACTATTTAAATCCGATACTGGTAATTCACACTCAAATTTATCATAGTATTTACCCTTATAACTAAAATTGTCAACTACTACTTTCATAATCGTTCCTCCTTGATTGTTTTTTCTATAATATAGATTGTTTATTTAGCGAAAAAGAAAAGAGAAGCCTTTGTAGACCTCCCTCGCAAACCATTTTGAATTCTATTAACGTCTATTCTTTAAAAACATCTGTGCGTGTGTCTGCATTTCGAGTTTACCACATCGTGCTAAATTCGTAATGTAGTACGCCTCATCTTCGGTAAGACCTAATGATAATAACCATTCGTTAAAATCATCTTCATCCTTACCATATCTGAGTTGTCCACCTACTCGAATCCAGCTTGCGATATATCTACTCGCATACTCTCCTTTGATAATTTTATTTTCAAACATAATATTTCCTCCTTTTATTTTGGTTTTTCTATAAGAGGATCAGTAATTTACGCGAAAAGAAGAGAGCATGTTTAACTCTCTCCAAATTCTACAGTTTCTCCAAGATACCCAAAATCTTCTGGATTCTCTAACCACAAATAAGCATTATTGACCGCAGTAGATTTCTCTAATTCGAATGGTTCTTTCATCAATAACGTGCCGAAGAAATTTACCATAATCCATTCGCCTATCTCTACAGGTTCACCCCAATCATCATCAGAGTGTCTTACCTCGTACATATGATAGCCTTCTGGAACAGTCTTTCTATCGATTCGTAAATCTATAAATAAACCTTCTTTTCCTAAGACTTCTACTTTCAACCATGTTTCTTCTTTCGCATTAAATCTAGCCATTTTGATTGTCCCCTTTCGAAATGTTTTCCCATAAAAGGAAGTGTAGGAAGCGCGAAAAGAAAAAGAAGAGCCTAAGATTTCTCCTAAGCCCTTATTGTTTTAGTGCAATATGATATTGATTTACGTCATGACAATTCCTCAAAAGCCGGTAATTTTATTCTATACCCATATTTACCTTTAAACAACGATACTCTAGCCCCATTTAACGAACGCCAACGTTTTTTATTATCCGTGTAGACAACTCTTCTAACATCTACGAGATCATAAAAATCGGCGAGAGTTACATAGCCGTACTCGTCAATAATTTCTTGCATATACTTTAAAATTAGTTTCGCTTCTTTTCTAGAAAAGTCCTGTTTTAATTTATACCATACCATTCATATCACCTCCTCATAAAAGAAATGTTTCGGTCGCGAGAGAAAATGAAGAGCCCTTGTTAAGGACTCGTCCTAGCCTTCGAAGAATAGCACTACGTCCACAGGGTCTTCAAACTCCTGTTTCTCGATAATTTGCTTAAATACTTCGTACTTAGCTGGTTCGTTCTCCTCAATATATAGGATCTCTTCTAATAATCGTCCGTAAAAACCTTGTGAATATGATAACATTTCAATTACATCAACTACTTGCTCAATATCATAGCCTTTAGTTTTAACTTCCATGTTAAACATCTCCTTTTTGGTTTTTATCTCATAATAGGGTATGTATAGGTCGCGAATTCAACTAAAGTTCACCTGTTTTCACTTCGTTCAAATAGAAAAATAAGAGAGAATGCGTATCTGTAGGACTCGAACCCGCTCAATTAGACTGTATCTGATAAAGACCGTCTAGTAGGCCAGCGTCTCCTGATAATATTAATTTTTTCATATCTTTATTTAATATCGTCATTGGAGTCATTCCTAATTCTCTCTCATAAAAGGACTCGTATAGGTCGCGAATTCCATTTTGAAGAAAAACAAAAGACCCCGTTTGTTCAACGAGGCCCTTCATTCACATTATTTCTTTGGTTCACTGTAAGTCATAGCCTGTGTACTGTCTGCGATTCCAGCTGTCGTTGGGTCTACTACTACACCGAGAATTGATAATACCATAAACACAGCATTAACAACCGCGAGTAACTTATTACCCAAATCGCCTAAGTCAAGACTGAATCCGAACACGGCAGCTACCACCTGAATCAACAGCAATACTGCTGGAATAATAGCTATCCAAAAGTTTTTGTTTTTAATTCGTACAATCCAGTTAATATTTTTCATAGTTACTACCGCCTTTCTTATTAATCTCCGAAAATATGTTTTATACCTTGATCAAACATGAAATCTTTTTCTTCTTTCTGAATTTTTTCGGCAAGTTCAAGAGCAGCCGTCATATCGCCATTACAATGAGCGTCTGGAATACGTTGGACTGCTTTTGCTGTTGCCTCTGCTAATACATTCGTAGCTCTGCTGTTTTTCATGATGATTAACATGAGCTGTTCTGTAGTTTTCTCTCTTTCTTCAGATTTCTTTTCACGTTTATCAATACTACGCTTCAGCCACCAAAATAAAAATCCCGTAATAGCACTTGGTATTCCCATCGCTGCGATAAATGCTATAGCAATTTCCATTTTGAATTCACCTCGATTATTCTTCTGCGATTACGCCTTCGACTGGTTCTACTTTAGCGATCAACTCTTCCTGTAAAGCATACGCAGAATCTTCGAATACAGCATAATCGTCTCTACAAATAGCTCTGTTTGCTTTATACATTTCATTATCCAGTTTAACCATACCAACTCGAATCTGCTGTGGATCTTCGGATGAAATTGTACAAGTATGCTGAACTACTTTAATACCATCGATAATTGTATAACCTGTTCTATTGATTGTTTCTGTAACCTGTAATGTATTTGTCATATCACATATTTCCTTTCTGTTAAATATTTTCGGCCCCTTCGAACTGAGGCAAAGTTTTTATGTATGCATAAGCTGTTTCAACAGTCATCGTTTCATCATAAGGTAATTCGTATGTAACCGCTTGCATGTATGGCTGAGCGATCTCGTTCTCCTGTTCAGCTGTTCTAGATGCGTCGTCTACATAAGAAAGAACCGCAATAGAATTCTGACGATTCACTGTTTGTGTCAAATATAAAATTCGATGGTAATATGTAGTTACTCCATCTTTTTGCTTTATTGCTTTATATAATGCCAATGGATTCACCTCTTGTTCTATTTATGAGAATGTAATCGTTCCGTTCCAATACACGCCTATAGCGTCGTTGTTAGTTACATTCGTAGTGTTAGAAAACGAAGCAGTTATATCGATACCGTTAAACTGTCGTCTAGTTACGCTATAACTCGTTGGGATTACGTATACAGATGCTGAAGAACCGTGTGTGTATGAATTACCCTGTCGTAATATAAAACCGTTACCACTGGTCGCAGTTACGGTTGGCGCTCCTACGATCGGTACGGAAAACGGTATTGAGAATGATACATCTGCCCCAGAGTTTGTTACATATCCCGCAGTTCTTATTGTAAGACTTATCGAATCCCCTCGTCTTCTGTACGGTCTATACGAGCCAGGTTCGGCTATATTACTCACAAAATGGTTGATATCGTAACTGTATAGATTTAGACTTCCAGACTTGTTGGTGTATAAACCGTGTCCGATAGCGAGATTATTACCCGCGGACATCGGATTAATAGCTTCGTATACACTTCCGTCGGTTCTCGTACTATTGATTTTGACATCGTTAGCGAAAGTTAAGTCGCCATTCATACCGCCGCCGTAATTGTCTAATATCCTTCTCCAAGCTTGCCATGTACCGTTAGCACCAACACGATGCCATAAATATGGACTTCCAGTACCATAATGTGAATTAAACGCTAATTCATGAGTGGCATACGAATCGGCACTCCATCCAGTTAAACTCATGATTGTTTTCCAATAGTCATTATCAACACCTATAGTGTCGAAATATAAATTCATACTATTGTCACCGAACATACCAGGCGTTGGCGTTACATCTCGCAAATCGTGAATTTTCATTCCGCCCGTTGGTGCTGTAGAACTGTCGACGTATTTACCCACTGTTAGTTTTCGGTTAGCTTGGAAATTATAATTACACTCACATAAATCCGCAGTCTCTGCCGGTTTACCAAATGCTATACCCGTTCCACCAGACTTAATATCAATAGGATATTTAATAGCTTGAACAGTACCCGTAACATCTGAACTACCATTTGCATCCGATACGACTACTTGGATATTATATGTAGTTTCCGTACTTAAACCGCCATCGCCAATAACCTGACTAATAGTAGTACTACCGGTAAAAGGAACCGCTAAACTATTAGTATATGAAGACGATGTTGCCACTTTCCAATAAATAGCGATACCCGTTACTGTTTTATCCGTAGCAAAGTTAAACTTAACCAAAGCGTAAGTACCAGAATCGGTTACAGTACCACTCGAATTGCATCTGGCTACTGAGAAACCAGAGATTCTTGGTTTAACATACGATAATTCCCAAATTGCATAAAGGGTTATCGATGCATTCGAAGTATAACTACCACCCGCCGAATACGAGACAGTTGTAGCCCCCGATGACGTACCCCAACCCTTAAACGTGTAATTCGTACGAGTCGGTTTGGTACTTGATAACGTGAGTGCTACACCATAAGTTTTCGTCTGACTTGATGGAGCTCCAGAACCACCGTTTGCGTTGTAACTTACGGTATACGTGATCGCCGTCCATTTCGCGTATAAAGTAACCGATGCGTTTGAAGTATAACTAGCTCCTGCAGCGTAAGCCACACTACCAGTTGACGAAGTAGCCCAACCCGCAAACGTATAACCAGTACGAGTCGGTTTTGTACTTGAAAGAGTCAAGGTCTGGTCTTTCCATTTTGTCTGAGTCGATGGAACTCCAGAACCGCCATTTGCGTTGTAGCTTACTTTATAGCTCGTCCATGCAGGAACACTTACTGATAAGTTGATGCTCTTTGTTGCCGAATCGTTGTGATCGGTATTATAGTTTCTAAATGTAACCGTTACAGTCTTAGTGGCAGCCACATTAGCAGACGTCGAATAGGTTCCTGTAAACGTTCCGCTACTACCTGCCGATTTTGTACCAGACGAGTTAAGGCTGACGCTACCGCCACCAGACGAAGCAGTCATACCGTAGTCCGTCTTTGTATCCCAGTGGGTTTTCCAGGATACATTAAACTTTACAGTATACTGAGTAGAAGACGTTCTCGTTACACTACTGACCGTTGCTGTAAGATCCAACGCAACCCCAAACGGAGTCCATTGTGATACACTTGCCATTTTGAATTATACCTCCTATCCTACATACTGCACACCATAGTTGCCGTTGCTTCGTTGTTTCCAGACATATTTGCCATGATGCAATTCACCGTTGATCGTGATGTTTTCCGTGATCAACCCAGTCGTATCTATATATGTTGGAACGCTAGAACCCCTCATAAACATGATACGTGTGTTGGTGATTTTAAGTTTGAATTCACTACTACTTTTACCTAATTCAATACAAGGTTCGTTTTCGTAAGATGCAATACGTACATATTGAGCAGTATCTTCCAAGTCATTAACGGCGTTTTGAAGACTGTTAACTGTAGCTTGTGTACTACCAGTTGTGGATTGTAAACTTGCGATACTATTCGATAGACTACTCATCATATCGTTAATTGAACTCGTACTAAACGTCCATCCAGTACTTGTTTGGGACATCAATGATTGGCCGTTTTCATCAGTAACCAACGCACGAATACAGTTATCTAACTGCTCGATTAATGATTCCGCAGCGGTGATACGGGAATTAGTGTTGTTTATTTCACTATTTACATATTCGATATCATTTTCGGTAGCCATGTCTTCGGGAGCAGGTGTCCAATCAGTTGCTTTATTACCTTTTTCAACTTTAATTTTCTTTACTAGTACGCCCAACTGACCTGATGCATAGATTTCGATTCTATTACAGCAGGTATCTGTGTACGATGAACCTCGGTCAGTATTCGTTACTGTATGCGTAAAATATTGCCATTCGCTTCCGAGTGAATTTGTCAGTATCGTATAAAAATTAAAATGTCTCGGATTGTTATTACTATTATATAATAGTAAGTCTGTGCTACCATTTGGACTTTTCGCCCAAAAACTAATAGTATAAACTTCCCCTACCGTTTCACACGGATTAAAAGTTAATTTATTCATAAACTGTGTAAAACTACCAACACTTTGATAATCACCAAGTTCTATTTCATCTTCACTATACCCGCTGAATAAATTTCTTCCACCAATTTCAAGATCGTCGATATCGGCTTGAGCAATCGCAGCATTCGTTAAAGCGGTTGCTATATTTCCTTCATTTGATGACACACGAGAAGTCAAACCATCCGCAGCTAGCTGTAATGACGCAATTACACTTTCATTCGCCGCTGTACGAGTAGCGACTAACTCTATTGAGGTTGAATTCTGCTCAATCTTTGTTTCAGTCGCAGACACTCGTTTTTCAATATCTTCAGGTGCTGGTGTCCAATCGGTAGCGACATTACCCTTTTCGATTTTCAAACATTTATACTGTTCAGTCGTTGTTGTGGTATCGGTTGTATCATGATTTCCTACATATATAGCAAAATATGGGAACTCCTCCTCAACAACACCACTATATGAAACTCGTCTATTGGTTCCCACGGTTACTACTTCGGAATTTCTACCAACGTAATTTTCACCAAGCGTCGAATTTCTATATAAGTCGATTCTCAATTTGATGGATTTATGAATTGCATTCAAGTCTATAGAGATTGTATATGAGTCTCCGACTTTAAGTCCCAGTTCATCAAATCCGGTCAGTGTAGCCCATTTGTCAACACCGTTAACTCGATATCCAATTCCTCCGCTCCACTGCGAAACATTCGTATCCGTCCAATGCGAATAGGTTTTTTCGGCGAGGTTCCTACCACCTATCTCCAAATTATCAAACTCGTTCTTAGTAACATATGTCTCGCTAACAGTGGTTTTAAATCCTTCTACTGTCTGCTGTAAGTTACTGACCTGATTCTGGACATTAATTACTGTACTATTGTCTGCCTTATTTATAAGTTCAGAAGTATGGTTAGCTACCGTGGAATTAATACCATTCACAGTCTGTTCGAGTGAAGAATATTTTGTATTCATCTCGTTGGAAATACCGTTAACAGCACTCGTAATATCTTGTTGCCAAACCTTACTACTAATCTGTCCCTGAACTACCGATAGCTGTGTTCCTTGCGTAGATACCGTCTGAGTTAAAGCTGAAATATCGGAAGAGTTCTGATTAGCCGTAGCTTGAGCAGCATCCGCAGCGTCTTGAGCTTCTTTCACCGCAAGTTTTGCAGCTGATATTTCTTCTTCGGTTGCATCTGTTCGATTGGTTACCGCAATAAGATCGGCCTGTGCTTTAGCTAAATTAGATTGAGCTTCAGATAAAGCAGTTCCATTTTGATTTACCGTAGTAGTCATCTGTTGGAATGCTACATCCAAAGTCTGTTTCTTATCATTCAAATAAATTTTGCTAGATATAATAGTGTTACTTCCGTCTTCATTAATAACTTTAAATAAACTATTAATATCCAGTTTATGAGCACTAATATTCGCTGTATCGCTAACCATATCATTTCGAATGATGGCTTCTTTAATCGCGTTATCTGTGATACCACCTTCACTAAACATAAGGTTTCCGTCAGCATCCCAGATATTAATAGAATAGTCTCCAGCCGCATCTTTACCGATTTGTACACGAACTCTCGTATTATCACTTATCTGAATTGTCTCATCAGAAATAAGTAATTTACCGTCCTCGGATAATACTCGAACATTATTGGTAATGATGTCGCCGGAAACAATTTTATCCGCAGTAACATTCTCGATCATTGCGGATTTAATCTGAGCATTTCCCAACTGTGCAATTACCGCATTAGCAAACGATGCTTGGATCGAACCGCCACTCGCTGAACCGAATATTAATGTTTCAATATCTGCAACATCCGCATTTAACAAACTAATATCAGCCTTAGCAGCATTCAAATCAGTGATAGTAGCGTAAGTGATTCGAGCTGTTTCAGCATCCAATTTATTTGCTTGTAGATTATCGATTACACCATTAACTGCTTCGAAATTCTTTGTGGTAAGGACTTCGAAATCACCATAAACCGATTGTAAATTGTATATAGAAGCATTAGTAGCGTCAAGATTGGCAATCGTTGCATACGTAATACTAGCGGTATCGGCATTTAATTTCGTTGCATGTAAATTCTCGATTTCAGCATTAGCCGCTGTTAATATGCCATCGATAACTACGTCTTGAGCTTCTAATTGTTCGATAGATGCCTTGTTAGCGGTCAGAGTATCTTTAATAACGACATTCTCACTCACGAGATTATCGATTCGTGCTGAACCAACTACTAAATCGGCCGCAACACTCTCAACTGAGCTAGTACTAGCCGATGGATTGGACAGGTTACCAGTAACAGTAGCCCTATGATCTTTGATGAGAATCGTGACACGTTCTCCAGGTTCAGCGCTTACTGTCGATGACATTGGCGTTAATTGATCAGAACCATCCAGTCGTACCCATTTTGAATTATTATACTCAACGACGGTACCCCACATGGTTGTTTCAGAACTTGTCTTCTTGGTATCTTTTGTAGCCTTGACAAATTGTGAAATCAAATCGCTTGACAGACCCATATCTCATCACCCCCATAATTTAGTAGTAAATACAGCTTTTTCACTCACAGGACAACCCGGTTCGCATTTAATAGATTGACTAATAATTTTAGCTTTAACATCATTTAAATCCGCACGAGCGCAATCCAGACGAACACAATCATTAACGCGAGTACCGCAATAACCATGCGTATATGTTACTGTATATTCAACTTCGGACATTTGCTTTAATACTTGTTCCGCATATCGCTTAATCTGAGTCTCTGTAGCAACTCCGCTAAAACTCGGATTAGTTATACGATGCGTTATTTCCCTTCCACGTCTTACAGTAGAAGTTGGACTATTCG